GATTTGCTGTCGCCTGCCATTTTGGCAGAAATCGCGCGCCTTCTGCCATTTTGGCAGTCGCCTTGTCTGCCATTGTGGCAGGTTCTAACCGCCCGGTTTGGGTGGTACAACCCACCCTTATGGGGGATAGGATAATACCCCCTCTCAAGAGCGGGGGTAGGTATATCCAACGTATACTAGGCTAATCTTTTCCCTTTCGGGAAACTTCTCAGTGGACAGATAACCCATAGCCTGAGTTTCATTGTCCGCACGAACACAACCGCGGCTTTCGCCATTGTAGAAAACATTCCAAGTACGAAACTTGCGAATCTTGGGAAGCGAACGGATGAAATCGTTAACGTGCATCTTTCTTTCTCTCTTTCTTTCTCTCTTACTCTTATATCGGTATTCTACAATCCGATACTTGAATGTCAACTAAAAAAAATCACGATTCCAGAATCGTGTAATCGGTAGCATTGTCGTAAAACGAACGATGCTGGCCATTGGCCAAACGCACGACGATCAAATCGTCATTAGTACCCTGTTTGATACTAACAACCGTTCCAGCATAATCGTTACCAGAATCGCTTTTCCACGAAACCATATCGCCCACCACGAAACGGACGCTAGATTCCACAGTTTTCATTTTCAACTTTCCCTTTTTGGTTATCATCGTAATCATGCCATCATCCTACAATATAGTATCGGAATGTCAACTAAAAAAAATCACTCAAAATGGATTTGGCGAAAACTTCACCGCCTGCGATTTGGCACAGGATTTGCTACGGCAGTTCCCCACCTATGGGGGGTTTTTCTGTTTTCCCTCGGATGGGGGGTATTTCCCCCAAAACCGGGCGGTGGTCCAAAAACAATAAGCCACCCCAAATACAATTGGCCAGTTTGTTTACAACGATATCAACAGTATCTTGGTGTACTATACCATATAATACAAATATATTCTAGCTTAAAGGTACCACTATTATGTCACTATTTTTTAGATCACACACATGGGATGCTAATATCTGGAATTCTATAGTATATGGAAACGAATATGGAATTCACAACGATTGGCCATCTTACATTATTGATATAGGTGGACACATAGGATCTTTTTCCTACTTTATGATTACTCAAAAAAATGCTAAAAAAAGTATTATTATAGAACCTGATCCAGACAACTTTCGTGTACTAAAACACAACTTAGATTCTTTGATAAACGAAGACAAAGTACATGCTTTGAATGTTGGTATCGGCCCCAAAAATACTAGCTTGTCTTTGTTTGCTCATGTTCATCAAAATACTGGCGGTATTAGCTATGTTGCTTCTGAAACTGGAAATATCCCTACCGTATCACTAGATGATTTAATTGATATGGTTCCACAAAATGAAGCCATTCTATTAAAACTAGACTGCGAAGGGTGTGAATATGAAGCTTTATCTTCATGTTTACAACTACGCAGAATCAACGCTATAGTTGGAGAGTTTCATAATAGAGGAACTAATAATCAATTAACTATTAAATCGATACTAGAAAAAAATAATTTTGTTTTTTCATATCATAATACGTCTTCGCACATTGGATTATTTGGTGCTCATCAATAATTTATGGCTCTATATAACATAGAAACAAATATCGAATACAATATTCCCAAAGCCACATGGGAAACAGGCAACAAAAGAGAGAATATTTCTGTTAGGCCAACCTTTGGAATAACTAACTATACATCTTGTATATATGAAATATCTTTAACTGGTAATATTATTAGTCTTAGATCTTGCAGACTAGATACCGAAGCTTGGCACGGAGCACAGCCAAATCCCGACACCATGATTAATAATATTATTATGGAGAAATATTCATGAGTTTGCCATGCACACCACCAGTTAATTTAGATAATGATCTTAGTATAGATCAAAATATAGAAAATATAGACACATGCTCTTGTCAACTAAACTCGTTTTTTAATAGTTTAGTACAACTTTTAAACACACTAAATATTAACGGATCAATTAATTTGGATATAAACGCCTTCATTAACTGCACAAGACCACAGTGGAACAATCCAACTTTTAAAGGCATAAGTGATGCCGATGCTAATAGATTTAGAAATGGAGCTATAGCTTATTACAATGGCCCAGCTGGTGCGGGACTAACAGAAGAACAAAAAGCACAAAAAATAAATCAAATAATTGCCTATGCTAATCAATCATTTAAAATTTTACAATGGCTTGGCTCAGGTAACAAGAAGGGACAATCTAGCGACATAGTACGATCAAGAATTATACCATTCACAATAAAATGTTCATCAGCCACTCAATCTTATGATACGGTAGGATCAAATGAATGTAATGATGAGTGTTTAGTAAATATTCCTATAATACTAGTCACAAGATCACTTAAAGCTCATTGCACTATGATAACCTTAATACAAAAACTCAAATCAGGATCCGCAGTATCATGTTGTTTGGATCTACCTCCTGGATATTCTATTAATAAAGATAGCGATAATACATCAAATGAAATTATAGCAACAGTTGAATCAGGATGGCTTGGATACAGTAGTCACGCCGTGTCATGTATCGGATTCGAATGTGAAGGTGATTATGTTATATTTACTTTCAAAGATAGTTTTGAATATGGCACAACGGTTAAAAGACCAGGTATATTTAAGATACGCGTTAATAAAAATATGAAATATGTTCCTTTTGGCGTAGGTAATCGATTAGCATTAGAAAGCGATACGGTTTTTACTAATTGTATATTTCCACCTAAAGAGAAAACTAAAATAGAAGAAGCTATAAATGAAACTTTAGCTAAGTGTTGTGTTACTCCTACTCCGACTCCAACACCATCATTAACCGTAACACCATCTGATATATTTGGTCCACCAGAGCCAACCCAAACAGCTAGCAGTTTGCCGCCACCCACACCATCATTATCATATTAGAAAATACAATTATGAGCAATAGTAAATTTCCATATCAAGTTTATCTTAACAGTGGATCATATTCTAAAAAAATAAATAATAATAACGACGCTCGTAATATTAGAATATCAGAAACCCCCAAAGCTATCAGAAATAACCAGTTCAACCCATATACTGGTAAATTTTCAATAGCTCCAGAGGTTTCTAATGTTAATTTAAATTCTCAACAAGTTAGAACAGTATTTTCTTCAGCAAAAAACATTTATTCTTTTGGAAAAAGTAAAAATAAAATTTCAAGTTAGTGGCTGAGTAGTATTACTATTCTTCTTTCTACGACCCCTAGCTTTTGCTATTCCTAACTTGCGTCTTTGACGTCGAACCATACCAGTTGTTATATTTTCGCCCGTCATTGTGCTGAGTTTATTTGCTAATTCATTATCGGTCAATAAGCCGATATTATCTCTAACATAGCCCAATTCTGCATCACTCCACTTTTTATATGTAGCCATAATATTTATTCCTTTTGACAAAAGTGTACTAATAACTTAGTATATAATAAACTATTGACAACACAACGCAAGGCCACAAATATGAAAATTGACAATATTATTCCTAGTACTTTAAAAGTGATTGCTAGCGAAAACCTTAATATACAAAAAGACTTAGAATCCCAAGATTCTGACAAACCCCTAGAATTTTTATTAAATGAGCAAAAAGAAACCCAAAAAGACCAAAAGTCCACAAGTAGATGAAAACGAACTATTAAAAGTTATTGATATTATTACTAAAAAATTAGCATATAAATTTAAATTTGGATATCATGATATAGAGGATATGAAACAGCAAATAAGTATCTTTGCTATTGAGGGTCTTAAAAACTATGATCACAAAAGACCACTAGAAAACTTTCTTTGGACCCACGTTCGTAATCGTTTATTCAACTACAAAAGAGATAACTATCAAAGACCAGACAAACCATGTTATAGTTGTCCACTATTTGACAAAGGATCCGCTCTTTGCACAAAATATTCAAATAAAAATGATTGTGATTTATACGCTAAGTGGTTGAGCAGAAATCAAAATAAGAAAAATCTAATGCACCTTACCACAGTAGATGAAATTAAAGATTATGGCAATATTTTTCTAGACTCTTCGGAACAATTTGATCATAGCGAAACACTACAAACAATAGAAAATAATTTAAATGGAGAATATCGTAGCACATACTTAAAACTGAAAAATGGAACCAAGGTTAGCAAATCCGATAAAGATAAACTATTAGCTAAAATAAGAGAAATACTATGCCTAAAAAACGAGGACAACTAAGCTTAGACGAAGAAAAGTTTATACAAGACAGTATTTCTACTCTGAGCATTGAACAAATAGCAAACGCGCTTAACAGAAATGCGGAACCAATAAATCGATATATCGACGAGAACCAATTATATGCTCTAGAAGAAAAAAGCGAAAATTCTTTATTAATTCGCAAATTACACAGCAAAAGTTTTTGGTATGAAATAGAGCGCCAATTTGATAAAGATAGCGGCGAACTAGAATACTTTGAGAATACGTGGGTTGGTTTAATTAAACAATTCAGAGAAGACGTATTACCAGCAGAAGAACTTCAAATTAAACAATTTATAACCATAGATATTCTTATTAATCGTTCTATGAAAGAGCGCAAACGTCACATTAGCGAAACTGAAAAATTACAAAGATTAGTAGATGCTGAATACGATAAACCAGAAGACCAACGAGATATTCCTAGATTAGCTAATTTAGAAACCCAACTTAGCTTTGCTCGTAATAGTATAGCTAGTTACACAAATGAATATACTAAACTTTTAAATGAACAACAAAAGATAAGTAAGGATTTAAAAGCCACAAGAGAACAACGTATCAAGCGTATCGAAGATGGTAAAAGTAGTTGGGTAGGGCTTATAAGAATGTTAGAAGATGAAGAAGTAAGAGAAAAAGAAGGTCGTGAAATGGCAATACTTAATATGGCCACAGAAAAATATAAAAAAGATTTATTTGGATATCATAACTATCAAGATAATAAAATAGATAAACCCTTCTTAAACCACGAAAGTGTTTCATCTGATGAGTAGAAACTATCAAGATCCCCAATACAAAGAATGGCGCAAAAAAATATATGCGCGTGACAATCACAAATGTCAATGGCCAAATTGTACTAATACTAAAAAATTACAGGCCCACCATATATACAGATGGGCCGATTTTCCCGGCTTAAGATACCACCCACACAATGGAATAACTCTATGTAGACTACACCATGATCTTATCAAGAATAACGAAGATAGCTATAGAGAATTTTTTACTAAGCTGGTTACACGATGAATAAAGATCCATTTACAATCATTGTTGATACCAGAGAACAAATTCCTTGGGAGTTTGGATTTCACAATACTGCTAAAAAAAAGCTAGATACTGGTGATTATAGCATAGAAGGATTTGAGAACATATTAGCTATAGAACGCAAAAAAAGTGTTAGTGAAATTGCTACTAATCTTAGCGAAAGCAGATTCAAAGATGTACTGGAAAGATTAAGTAAAATCAAACATCCATACATGGTATTTGAATTTTCATTAGAAGAAGTATACTCTTTTCCTGTGGGTAGCGATATTCCTAAAAAGCTATGGGATAAGTTAAAAATAAGTGGTAATTATATAGTTAAACGATTAATAGAAATTCAACTAGAATATAATATACAAATAGTATTTTGCGACGACGCGGACAACGCAGAAAAATTCTCTTCCAGCATAATGAAAAGAATATATGAACGATATCATCAGAAATAAAAAAATATTCGAAGATGCATGGTTGGGTCTAGGAGATCTCAGCCAAATTATAGTGGATCACAATCCTATGATTGGGCGTGACAAAGATGATATAGAAAATCCAGATCTTCATTTGTTGAGACTACTTAGAAATCCAAAGTATTTCGGAAGCACATGCAAATTGTTATTTGGAATAGAACTTCATCCTATTCAGATAGCTATATTACAAGAATTTTGGGTTCGTCCATTTCCCATGTTTATTGCTTCGCGCGGTTTTGGTAAAAGCTTTTTGATGGCTTTATATTGTGTGTTAAAATGTATGCTTGTTCCAGGCACAAAAATCGTGGTGGTTGGTGCTGCTTTTAGACAGAGTAAAATCATATTTGAATATATGGAAACTTTGTGGCGAAACAGCTCAATATTACGAAGTATCTTCACAGGAAACAATGATGGTCCGCGTCGTGATGTTGACAGATGCACAATACGACTAGGGGAAAGTTGGACAATTGCTGTGCCTATGGGCGATGGTAGTAAAATTAGAGGTTTAAGAGCACATATAATCATCGCAGACGAGTTTGCATCAATTAGTCCAGATATTTATGAAACCGTCGTGTCTGGTTTCGCCGCGGTGAGTGCTAATCCTATACAAAATGTTAAAGAAGAAGCAAAAAAGAAAGCTCTGTCAGAAGCTGGATTATGGAACGATGAACTAGAAGCCGTACAAATAAAAAAGGGTAATCAAGCAATTATTAGCGGCACAGCAGATTATGCATTTAAGCATTTTGCTAGTTATTGGAAAAGATATAAAACTATTATAGATAGTCAAGGAGATAAGCATAAATTAGAAGAAATATTTAAAGGCGAAGTACCAGATAACTTTAATTGGAAAGATTATAGTATCATTCGCATACCATATGAATTAATTCCCAAAGGTTTCATGGATGACAAACAGGTTAGTAGAGCCAAGGCAACTATACATACTGGCATCTATAATATGGAATATGCGGCTTGTTTTACAGAGGATAGCGACGGTTTTTTTAGACGCAGTTTGATTGAAAGCTGTGTGTCCAGCGAAACTAAACCAATTATAATTAATGGAAAGTCTATAGTTTTTGATTCGTCAACAACCGGAAATCCAAACCTACAATATGTATATGGTATCGATCCAGCATCAGAAAAAGATAATTTTAGTATAGTTGTATTAGAAGTTCATCCGGACCACTCCAGAATAGTATATTGTTGGACAACAAATAGAAATAATTTTAAAGACAGACAAAAAACAGGACTGGTAAATGAATACGATTTCTATGGATTCTGTGCTAGAAAAATTAGAAATCTAATGAAAACATTTCCTCCCATTAAAATTGGAATGGATGCTCAGGGTGGCGGTGTCGCAATCGAAGAAGCGCTACATGATCCCGGCAAGCTCGAAGATGGAGAAACTCTTATATGGCCAGTTATAGATAATGATAAACCAAAAGATACGGATGACCAACCAGGATCTCATATACTAGAATTAGTACAATTTGCACGAGCTGACTGGACTAGTCAAGCAAATCACGGTCTAAGGAAAGATCTAGAAGATAAGGTATTATTATTTCCTAGATTCGATCAAATTAGTTTGGCGCTAGCTCTTGACAAAGAGAATAAAGATATTATGGAGGTTGATTTTAATAATATATACGATAATCAAAGCGATTGTATTCTAGAAATAGAAGAACTAAAAAATGAATTAACTACCATAGTTATGACTCAAACAAGCACAGGATCCGGCGGCAGGGATAGATGGGATACTCCAGAAATCAAACTTCCTAATGGTAAAAAGGGGAAACTAAGAAAAGACCGATATAGTTCTTTGGTTATAGCAAATATGATTGCTAGACAAATAAACAGATCATTATCTCCAGTTAGTTTTGATATTATTGGTTCAAATTTAAGAGATGATTTTAAAAAGAACAATAGTGGAGAACTATATAAAGGACCAACTTGGTTTACCGGAACAGCAAACGATGATATATACAAAGGAATTTATAGATAATCGTGTATAGACTATATAAAACAATTATAATACCATTACAATAACATTATGACTCAACAAAATTCTTCTATTCCAAATGCAGAACCAAACATTCCAGAAAACGCATATATTACATGGGGCGAAGAAAATTTAGACGATAAAAGAAGCGCTTTAAACGAAGCCTCTAAAGCATTAGATGAATTTACGGTAGTACAAAAAACCACAGCGAATAATGGTCGATATCGTTTGGATTTCTCTAATCTCGATGGTCCAACAAGCGGACGTCCTGGTTTAACACGATCTGACTATGATTATTTTAGACCAGAAGAGAGTATACCCACTCACATCAAGGCAATTTTAAACAAGGCCGATGTTGTTTATAATAGGGTTGGTTTAGTAAAAAATGTAATTGATCTTATGGGCGATTTTGCTTGTCAAGGAATTAGATTAGTACATCCAAATAAAAGAATAGAAAGATTTTATAGAAACTGGTTTGATAAAATTAATGGCGAAGAAAGAAGCGAAAGATTTCTTAATAATCTATACAGGGTCGGCAATGTTGTTATTAACAGACAAACGGCAAAAATCAGTGTTAAAGTAGAGGATAGCTTATATAAAAGTGTTGGCAGTCCAGATTTAATCATAACTCAAGACGAACCTAAAGTAGAAAAAAGAGAAATACCTTGGAAATATACTTTTATAGATCCTGTATATGTTGATGTTGTTGGTGGCTCATTATCTTCTTTTGTTGGTAATAAAACCTATTCTATAGTTATTCCAGGATCTTTAAGAAAAATTATTAATAGTCCTAAAAACGATGCTGAAAGAAAAATTATAGAGCAGCTACCTTTAGCCATTGTTGATGCAGCTAAAACAAAAAAACCTTATCTACTCGATCCAGAAAAAACATTAGTTTTTCACTACAAAAAAGATGATTGGAAGACCTGGGCTTATCCAATGATCTATAGTATTATGGATGATATTAATGTTATTGAAAAACTTAAATTAGCTGACTTAGCAGCGCTAGATGGAGCAATAAGTAATGTTAGAATATTTAAATTAGGAAGTTTAGAGCATAAAATCGCTCCAACAGCAGCAGCTGCAAATAAACTGAGTAGTATCTTACAAAATAATGTTGGTGGTGGAACTATAGATTTAGTTTGGGGTCCAGATATAGAGATGTTAGAAAGTAAAACTAGTGTTCATCAATTTCTAGGTGAGGGGAAATATACTCCACATTTAAATAGTGTTTATGCTGGTTTGGGTATTCCTCCCACCCTTACTGGCACATACGGCGCAGCCGGTACAACTAATAATTTTATTAGCCTAAAGACACTAACACAAAGATTACAATATGGGCGAAAAGTATTAACAGCATTTTGGAAAAAAGAAATAGCGATTGTTCAAAAGGCGATGGGTTTCAGATTTCCAGCAAAGATAGAATTCGATAGGATGGATTTGAGTAATGAAGAAGCTGAAAAAGCACTATTGATACAACTAGCTGATAGAAATATAATTTCCGATGAGCTAATTCAAAGAGTATTTGGATTTGATCCAGATATTGAGAAGAATAGACTTAATAGAGAGAACAGAGAAAGAAAGACTAACCGCATGGTAAAGAAAGCTGGTCCATTCTTCGATGCTAATTTTGAAACAGCAGCTAAAAAGATGGCAATGCAATTGGGTTTAGCAACTCCCAGTCAAATAGGGATAGAGCTAGATAAAAAGAAAAAAGGAGAACTAAATGCTGTAGAGGTTAAGACTCAATTTCCTACTATAAAAAATAATCCTATCGGTGGAGGTAGTAATACAAATAATTCTGATTCTTTACCGGGACAGCCGCAACAAGGTCGCCCAAGAAACAGTAAAGATTCAACAAAGAGAAAAACAAAGGAATTTTCTCCACAAACCGGAGCATCTTTGAATATATGGTCTATGGATACTCAAGATAAAATTGCAGAAATTGTTAATCCAATACTATTAGAATTTTATAGTAAAAAAAATATGAGAAGCTTATCTAGCACAGAGTATAATGAAGCCGAAGAAACAAAATCAAAAATCTTTTTTTCTATAGAACCATTTGCAGATGTGACGGAAAGTTTAGTTTTATCAAAACTCAATACTATCAATAGTATTGACATCATAAATAGATACCAACAATATAAAAATTTTAGTAAATTATTATTAAACGAAATAAATAGGCCACTAACAATAGAAGAAACAAAATACACCAAGTCTTATTTATACCAATTGGTGTATTCAAATTAATCATTTTATTTATCCAGAGAAATCATTATGCAAATTTTCGCATCAGAAATTAACGACGGTCTTGAAGAAGCGTTAAGCTCAAAAGCGTCAATTACATACGCATCCCAAGCAGAGCCATCAAAAACCACATACTGCATAAAAAATACAGATATTAAAGCGCTAGCTGGCATAGAAGATAAAGATCTTTATTATACTCAATCTATATTAGTTACTACATCTTGGAATAAAAATGATGATATTTTTGATAAGGATGAGGTTTGGGCGGCCAAAAATACACCAATTCACAAACCAACAAACCTAGAACATAACGAAGGTATAATTGTTGGACACATAACTTCTAATTGGCCTATTACAGATGATGGTATTTTAATTGACGAATCCACGCCAATAGAAAATCTACCTAATAAATATCATATATTAACAGGTTCGGTTATTTATGCTGGATATACAGAAAAAGAACTCAAAGAAAGAGCAGAAAAACTTATTGCAGAAATAGAAAACGGCACAAAATATGTCAGTATGGAATGCTTTTTTAAGGGATTCGATTATGGATTAATCAATAAAAGCACTGGTAAATATAAAATATTAAATAGAAATGATGAAACAGCATTCTTAACAAAACACCTAAGAGCATATGGTGGTTTTGGAGAATATGAAGATCATAAAGTAGGAAGAGTATTAAGACAAATAACCTTTTCGGGCAAGGGATTCGTTGATAAACCAGCAAATCCCGAGAGTGTTATATTTACTAAAAATAGTATTCATTTTGATAAAAATATTTCTTTGGCAGAAACCAGTAAAGAAAAAAATAGCAATTTTTCAGATATAGGTGTATTTTCAAATCAAGCCAATTTAAAGGAGACCGATATGAGTTTAGAAAAAGAAGTTGTTGAAATTAAAGAAAAAATCGAAGCTATGGCAGACTGCAAAGCCGCAGTTACAGAAGCACAAACTCTAGCTTCCGATTTAGAAAATAAAAATACAGAACTACAAAATGCTCTCAAGGCTCAAGAGACTATTCTTGCAGAAACTCAAACAGCATTACAGCTCGCTCTTGTTGAAAAAGAAGAAGCTGGTAAGAAAATGGCAGAAGATATGAAGAAAAAAGAAGAAGAAATGATGAAAATGAAAGCCGAGTTTGATTCTGCTAATGAAATTTTAGCTGCATATAAGGATAAAGAAGCTGAAATGATGAAAAAAGAAAAGAAGATGAAAAGAATGGCAACTCTCATCGAAAATGGCTTGGATACCGAACTTGCCACAAGCACAGTTGATAAGTTCGAAAATCTAGATGATGCTTCTTTTGACAGCATGACAGAAGTTTTTGCTGCTATGATGCCAATGAAGAAAAAGAAAATGGAAGAAGAAGCAATGATGATGCCAATGAAGAAGAAGGCTTCTGAAGAAGCTGAAATACTAGAAACAGCAGAAACCGAAAATGTTGTAGACCTAAGTGTTGGTAACGAAGTCGAGACATCAGAGGTTTCCAACACCAGAGCTGCTTTAGTTGATTTTGTGTACAATAGATTAGGCAAGAAACTTAATAAGGGAGAGTAAACATGGCTCTAAAACCAGATCGTATCGAAGCATATACAGATATTTCTTACTTCTGCAATGATTCCACAGCCGAACGTGGCGTTATTGCTGTTCATAGTACCGGCGGTAGCGGCGTTGCTATGGATGATGCATTAGCTGTTGTTACAACAGTAGTTGCAAATCCATCTGGAACAAAACCAGCCGGTTTGCTTCTAAATGATGTTGTTGATCTTGATCTTACAAGACAACACATTAACTGGCATCGTGATGAAGTTCAAACTGGTAGCAAAGTAACACTATTACGTCAAGGTCAAGTAACAACAAATTTAGTTGTATCTGGCGTAGTACCAACAATAGGTCAAGATGCCTATTATGGTGTTAATGGTAAACTAACCAATGTGACTACAGCGGGTGGTACATCCTCTGGTGTCAAAGTTGGTCGTTTCCTAAGTGTTAAAGATGCTGACGGTTATGTAAAAGTAGACATTAATATAACTTGATAAGGGAGAAAAACATGGCCAATAATAGATTCGAAGCTACACCAGAACTTACAGATCTTTTAGTTAGATCAGGTTCTATTAAAAAAGAAGAAGCTCTTTCCGCTAATGCTGAATTTGCAAAGGCTCTGGAACTTCCTCTTAGACAAGGCGTTCTTAATGGCGATATTCTAGATGGTATTTTCGAGCCAGTAGTACTAGCTCAAAGCGCCACTCCAGAATTCCCATTGGATTTCCTTGCTCCAGGTACTGAAAAAGACTTTGTTGCTTATACCATTCCAAATCATGGCTATATTCCACAACGTCACGTTGAAGGCGATTATGTCATGGTTCCAACCTATGACATTGGCGCTAGTATCGATTATCTTCTAAAGTACGCTCGTGACGCCCGTTGGGACGTTGTTGGTCGTGCTATGGAAGTTCTCGAAGCTCAATTTGTCAAGAAAATGAATGATGATGGTTGGCACACACTACTTGCCGCTGCTGTTGATCGTAATATCGTAGTATACGATAGCGATGCAGACTCTGGCCAATTCACCAAGCGTTTAGTTAGTCTTATGAAGACTGTTATGCGCAGAAATGGTGGTGGTAACAGCGCTAGCAACAACCGTGGTATGCTAACTGATCTTTACGTTAGTCCAGAAGCGATGGAAGATATTCGCAACTGGGGTGTTGATCAAGTTGATGAAGTAACTCGTAGAGAAATCTACGTTGCTGCTGATGGCACTCTCAACCGTGTCTTCGGTGTTAATCTTCATGACCTTGATGAACTTGGCGAAGGTCAAGAATATCAACTATTCTACAACAATGTTCTATTGTCCGACGAGCCAACAGACAAAGTAGAAATAGTAGTTGGTCTTGATCTACGCAAGAGAGACAGTTTCATAATGCCGGTTCGTCAAGAAGTTCAAATCTTCGAAGACGATACTCTCCATCGTCAAAAGAGAGCTGGTTTCTATGGCTGGGCCGAGCAGGGTTTTGCGGTTCTAGACAATCGCAGAGTTCTTCTAGGTGCTATCTAATATCAAGTTATGTTTATACCAAAAAGAAAGGCTGGCCAAGTGCCGGCCTTTTTTTTTAGGTGTATATATAAGTATCCATCTCTTTTAAATAAAACAAAATAAAGGGACAAATATGTACTGGGAAATAGAAATACCTATTATTGTTCGTAATTTAATTAATGATTTACAAAATCCCCCAACATACACAGACGAAAGAATTAACCAATTGGCTGTTGTGGCATCACAATATGTTTTAAATGATCTCAACTTGTCTGTTACGTATGTTGTTGATATTATTAATCAAACTATTACTCCGGATCCTAGCGATCCTGAATCTAGAGATACAGACTTTATTGGATTTATAGCATTAAAATCCGCTTGCATACTCGATCAAAGCACGTTCCGCACTAAGGCAGCTTTGGAGGGTATTAAAACAGCTCTAGGATCAGCTAATTTAAGTATTAGTGGTAATTTAGCAGGATATAAAATGATATTAGATCAAGATCAAGGTCCTTGTAAATTATATGATCAATTAACTTTAGATCATAATATAGGAAATGCAACCGCAGTAAGTGCTGTGTTGAGTCCTTTTGTTGGTAATAATTTCGATCCTAGATATCTACTAAGAGGATCTTTTAGAAGCACAAATAGTAATGATTTTTATTCATAATTAATAGGATTTTATGGTAGACTTTAATCAACTACAGAACGTCTACAAAAATCATATAGATTTGCTGCTAGCTAGCACTGGCTTAACAACACAGTGCGAATTTAATTTTGGAGTTACTAAACAAAATATATGTCCTAATTGTATATATGATGTTAGTTTAAAGAAATCTTCTGGCAAATATAAAACTGGTGGTCCAGTATCTTTTAGTGTTGGTAAAATTTGTCCCTACTGCAATGGTACTGGATTTTATGGAGAACAAAAGTCTGTTCTAGGATATTTAGCTATTATCTGGGATTATAAAAAATGGATTAATCCTCCACCAAATATTAGTAATCCAGAAGGCTTCATTCAAACAATATGTGATAAGTCTTATTTATCCATTATAAAACAATGTAAAGATATTACAATTATATATAATCAAACTGGATCCAATCCCGTTTTTAATTTGTATGGAGAACCAAATCCTGCTGGACTAGGAGATAACAATTATTTATTTTGTATGTGGCAAAAAATAGGGATTAGCTCTGCTCCAAGAATTACTCCTTCTCCAACACCATCGCCAACTGTCACTAGAACACCAACAAGAACACCAACAAAAACTCCAACTCCAACTAAAACGCCAACAATAACTCCTACACCCACTCGCACACCAACAAAAACTCCAACTCCAACTAAAACTCCCACGCAAACTCGCACCCCCACAAGAACACGAACTCCAAATCTTTCACAAACTCCAATTATATGTTTCTCTAATACTTTAAGTATAAATGTTAATAGTTGTTGTTATTCAAATATTTTAAGTTTATCTATTAATTCATGTTAATTAGCTTGACTTTTTGTTATGGCCAATTACCATAGTTTGGTGTATCATATACTATATTTTTAATTTTAGGTTACGTTATGATAATATCTTCATTTAGTTGTAATGCTATAGTAAATAATACTATTACAGCAGCATTAACATGCGAATCTGTGTATAGCAATGTTGTGATACAAATAGCCGAATATGGATCAAGTGGCCAAATCACAGATTGGATTAGCATTGGTCCACTAGTGTCAACCACACAAACTATAACTTATACAATAACTAATCCTAATACCACAAATCTAAATGTAAGACTAGCTTCAACATCTCCTATTTGTGATCATGGTAGCGGTAGCAGCGGTAGCGAAGATAGCGGTAGCAGCGGTAGCGAAGATAGCGGTAGCAGCGGTAGCGAAGATAGCGGTAGCAGCGGTAGCGAAGATAGCGGTAGCGAAGATAGCGGTAGCGAAGATAGCGGTAGCAGCGGTAGCGAACCAAGTGGTAGTGAACCAAGTGGTAGTGAACCCAGCGGCAATGGAGACAGTGGTGTAGGTAGTGATGATGATGGTAGCGATTACAGCGGAAGTGAAGAAAGTGGTAGTGAAGAAAGTGGTGGTAGTACTGATATTCCTAGCGGAGGCAGTAACAGTGGAGGTAGTGATGAAAGTGGTAGCGGAAGCGGAAGTGGTGGTGGTGGTGGTGGCGAACTTCCAACTCCACCATCTAGTCCCGACCAGCATATTCTTTGGCCTCCGGTAAGAATAATAGGTGGAGACACACCCGTTTTAGTTGATAAAACTATGCCTCCCAATTGGAGAGAAGCTACTAATCCTTGGAGAGATATTTATGATGAAAATTATATCGAAAATAAATGGACATTATTTTATTATGAAATTGTAGTACAAAACAACGAAGACAATGTTGGCGCCGGTAGCGACGCTAGTGGTAGCGACGATAGTGGTAGCGATAGTGGATCATACAGCCCCACAACTAGAACTGTATCTGCCATATGGGTTAAAAGATTAGCTAGTGTGGCATGGCCTGGCGGAAACGTTTTTGCAACATACTATACATATGGAAATCCAACTGGTCTTACACCTCTATTTATAGGTACGGCTCAAGCAGATATTGGCGCAGAAATAGAAGGAGATACTCCAATGTATTTTTCTGGAAATATAGACCTTGAGGTTGTCCCAAATATTGAAACTGTTGGAGGATACTTAATTGAAACAATGAAATATATTGCAGATAATAATTACATTGGTGACGGATCTAATAGAATTATGGGCGCAAATGTAAATGTTTTACCTATGGGAGACATACTAAGCGTGCCACACACGACGACTACCGAGGAATTAGACGAACTTACAATTGCTTTACTTGAAACCTAAAAATAAATAAATTATATGACAGCTCCAAAATCATACAATAATCAACAATATAAAAATCTACTTTGTTTATATATAGAAACTTTATATAATTCTTTGCCTTCAAACTTAAGGCCAAGTATAAATACAATGAGACAAAATTTTTGTGGAACTGGCTCCGAAGAAGATTCCGGTTCTGGGCAATCCGGAGAAACTTTACAATATTGGCTAGATTCTAGGGTTCCATTAACTATACCACAAGTTAAGGATGTTCTTGGCGACCCCTGGTTCTCCTGGGATATGGATAATGACTGCACAATATTAGAAAGTATATCTAAAGATATTTTTGGTAATACCACAATTCCAAATCCTCGTATAATAAATCCTATTGTTGATACTGTAGGATTCGATTCAGAACAGACTGATCTTTTAAAGCAACTTGGTGGTTTTATTCATTATTTATTTGCTAGAACATATTATATAGATCGTTGTTATGGAACAACGGCATATCTAAACTATTATTTTGGAGGATCTTTAGAAAATTTCTATGCTGCACATACTGAGGATTTTGCTACATATGTTGATTCTACTGGAATGATTCGAGGAAATATCTTATTATCTGCATGGCAGGACGATTCCGCTTTTAGAGGTGTTATAATAGTTTTAAACTTCATTAAACCATTAGCTGGTTTATTTTGTGACGATTTTTGGAATTGGTCTAATCCTAACATTTATTGGTGGACAGAATCAAGATTATGGTCAGGATCTTGGGTAGACGATTTAATAATTCAAGATTCATGGTATGACGGATCTGGTAATACAGCATCTGTTGGAGACAGTAAACTTATAACAGCACTAGGAAGTCCAGTTTTTCCTGGGTACAGAGTCAGTGTAAATGATATTTATTCTACTATAACTTTAACAGAGAGCGATATGCTTGCTCAATTATTTGGAAATAACTTATTGAAGGGACCAGTACAAATAGATGATTTACCAGAAAGCACATACTCAGAATATTGTAATATTCCTCCGCCTCCAACTCCAACTCCAACTCCAACTCCAACACAAACTCCAACACCCACTCCAACACCTGTGACCGCGACACCAACACCTACACCGACCCAAACGCCGGTTACAGCCACACCAACTCCGACTCAAACATCATCACAAGCCTCACCGCCACCACCACCCCCATCACCCAGTGCTGCTTAGGATCAAGGACCAAATATAACAATAAAAACTTAAAAGATAAAAGGATAGGATTTTTATAATGGAAAATAATGATTTAATCAACTTGGTACGAAATACTATTAAATGGATAGACGATCTTTCGGTACCTCCTAGTAATTATCCATCAAATTGGACAGAGCTTAAAGAAGTTCAATTAGCTCATATATATCTATTAGATAAGCTATTGGAGCAAAATTTCACAATTCCACAATATAAAAATGAACGCGGAATAGTAATAGGCGCCGGCGGTGCTAAGTATTTTGGTTGTGCCTTTGCTTGTGCTAATATACTAAGAAATGTTGGATGTAAATTACCTATAGAATTTTGGTATTTAGACGAATATGAGATGGATAATAGTATGAAACAAATATGTGATAAATTTGATATTAATTACGTCAATGCTGCACAATATTGTAAAAATAATAATTTATCTCCTAGAATTTTAAATGGTTGGGAACTTAAACCATTTGCTACTCTTCATTCATCTTTTAAAGAAGTTTTATATTTAGATGCAGATAATATTCCAGTTAAAGATCCTACTTATCTATTCGAATATAAGCAATATAAAGATTTAGGAGCTATATTTTGGCCAGATTTACCGCCAAATAGGCGTAAAGAATGGCTACCAGCAATTTGTTGGAATAATGTTGGATTAGAATACAGAGATGAACCAGACTTTGAAACTGGACAATATCTAATAAACAAAGAAAAATGTTTTGTACCTCTTAATATGACGATGTGGATGAACGAGCATTCTGATTGGTTTTATAAATTTGTTTTTGGAGATAAATCCACATTTCATCTAGCTTGGAGAAAGTGTAATTTTGATTACTGCATACCAGCAAAACCAGCGGGTTGGAGACGACCAGCAATACTTCAATATGATCTTAATAATGATTTAATTTTTCAACACGCTTGTCAAGGCAAAGAACTCATATTTAGTGGTAAAGGACCAACCAATCAAATTAATCATCATTTAATTACTCAAGCATATGAGGAAAGAAGTAAATATTGGTCTGGCTCGATATATTCTTGGGTAGAGATGAATACGGAAGAAAAACAAATTGCACAAACATTAATTGGTAAATATAATTATATAAGAGTTAATTTAGGTAATAGAATTTTAGAACTAAAAGATGAAGGAATAATTGGAGAAGGACAAGCTTCTTGTGAGCGTAGATGGTCTGTAAGAGTTATCGATAATATCCCTACTATTATTTGTATAGGAGCAGCACATAAAGGATCTGAAATAGCAATGTTTTTTGCTAAAGACGATGGATCTGGTAAAATATTTAATGGTAAATGGACATCTTTTGAAAAATGTGATATTATTTTAGAAAGATTAAATAATGGGCATTAGAGTATCATTAAAATTATTAGATAGTAATTCAAATATATATCAAGAAATTTTAAAAGCATTGCTTCCACAAGTGAATCAATATATGTCAAAAGCAATACTATCTATAAAACCAGAAATTATTAATATAGTTGGTAGTTCTATCAGAAATTCTCCAGAGTACGGATCGATCCAATCTGGACAGTTAAAATACGAACTCGGTATTCCTGATCCATCTTCTAGATTAG